ACCGGGCGGCAGACGAGATGGTTGATTCGAGGTGGTACACGCAGGTAACTAACCGCGCAAGGCGTTTGGTAGACCGTATGAGAGCGCTTGCAACTGATTAGACCTTAACAGTCGCAGACCCAATACCACTTTTACTATATTTGTTATCATAAGCATCAGCCGTTAGCTTGCCTATCTGCTGGCGTACATTCCTATGCTCTTCTTCTGCTAGCTTTTGCAATTTATTATATGTTGCATGATCTACCGCAACTGACTTGAATTTCTTTGTATCTGTCATTATAATCTCCCATGACCACCCACAATGTAAGGAATAATACCATGTACACCCATAAAGGCAAGAGTAAGTATGGAGCAAGAAAAACAACGTTCATGGGCATAAAATTTGATTCCAAATGGGAGGCGGAAAGATGGGGCGAGTTAACCGCTATGGAACGTGCTAATTATATAACAGACCTAGAACGTCAAATAAAATACGATATAATAGTTAATGATCAAAAAATTTGTAGGTACATAGCAGACTTTAGATACAGCAAGGTTGATGAGTATGGGAATCTTGAGGAGGTTGTTGAAGACGCAAAAGGTGTCGAAACTCCTGAATTTAAACTTAAAAAGAAATTGATGAAGGCTGTACTGGGTATTGATATATACTTGAGTAAGAAGGGAAATAATAATTTTCTCAAAATACCCTTGACTTGATAAATACCGTCTCCTATATTCAGTTCATGTTTAGCGACATTAACTGAAGGAGGCGTCAATGAACGCAGCAAATATTCCAAATGATCTATCAGCTTTAAAAACAAAGCGCGATGATATTAAATCAAAGATCGATGATCTCCAGTATGAATTGAAGATCATCAATAACTCCCTAAAAGATATGTTTGAGGACACTGCTAAAATGCAGTTATCCCAGCAAGGCAAGGACTTTGGCCAGACCACGATGGATACTGGCGACTTTAAAGTATCTTTGGACTTTAGAAAGCGTGTCGATTGGGATCAAGATTCCTTGGTAAATATTTTAAATAATATGGATGAAGATACAGCTAGGCACTACGTAAGTGTCAAGTACACCATCCCCGAAGCCAAGTTTCAAAACGCTCCACCAGAAATCAGAGGCGCTTTATCAGAAGCACGTACTGTTGTCTTGCAGGGCGTAACCGTTGACATCAAAGACAAGGAAGGATTGTAAAATAATGCTTAAAATTATTTCCGCAGAAGAAAGGCTTGCCGAAAAACGCGGTCACAAGATTGTGATCGCTGGCTCGTCTGGTGTGGGGAAGACATCACTGGTGCGTACCTTGGACATGAGCAAAACATTGTTCATGGACTTGGAAGCTGGTGATGCCGCCATTGAAGGATGTGAAGTCGATGTCATTAGACCACGCACTTGGCAAGAGTGTAGAGACTTTGCATGCTTCCTTGGGGGCGGAAACCCTGCTTTAAGCGACGACTCACCATATAGCATGGCGCACTATGAATATGTCTGCCAGACATATGGAGACCCACAGGCGGCTTTGTCCAAGTATGACACTATCTTCATCGATAGTATCACTGTAGCTGGTCGCCTATGCTTTACGCATAATCAAAATCAGCCGGAAGCTAGATCAGATCGCACAGGAAAACTAGATACTCGTGCAGTATATGGTGCGCAAGGTCGTGAGATGATGGCTTGGCTAACTCACCTTCAGCATATTCGTGAGAAGAACGTTATCTTTGTCGGTATTCTTGATGAAAAGACAGATGATTATGGTCGTCTTACTTATGATTTGCAGATNGAAGGTGCAAAGACTGGGCGTGAGTTGCCCGGAATTGTAGATGAGTTAATTACTATGACAACTGTTCCTGCTGAAGATGGAACGTTTTATAGGGCATTCATCTGCACTGCGTTAAATCAGTGGGGTTATCCTGCTAAAGATAGAAGCGGTAGGCTCAATGAAATTGAAGAGCCGCATCTTGGCAAACTGTTTGAAAAGATGTCTGGTCCTCGGCCAGAGTCAATGCAGTTTGTAAATCCAGAAACGGTCAATAATACAGAAGAGGAAAATTCACATGCTTGACCTAAACAATGTACCACCCATGGAAGGTGGAAACGGAGACTTTGAACTTATGCCTGATGGAACTGTGGTAAGCGGTATCATCAAGCTACTTGGTGGCGACATTGAGTTGCCAGAGTACGGCGGTGGCAATTACTTCAAAGCATCTAAGGCAACAAGCGCTAAATGGCTACCAATTGAATTAACTATTGTCGGCGGTGGTTTTGATAAGCGCAAAGTATGGCAAAACATTTTTGTTGATGGTGATGCCAAAGATGAAAATGGTATGTCAAAAGCCAGAAAGATTGGTCTTAATACGATCAAGCAAATGGTAGATAGTGGGTTTGGTATTTCACCGAAAGATGAAAGCGAAGACGCAAGAGCAAAACGCGCATCTATTCAAGGCATTCAGATGATTAATGGTATGACCATTTCTTGTGTGCTTGGCATTGAAAAAGGACGCGATGGCTATGCTGATCGCAATAAGATCAAGACAGTTTTAACTCCAGACTCAGATAAGTATGTGACCGCTTCTGTAACAGCGCATCCTGTACCTTCTAATGCTCAAGTTCAGCAACCTGCGGCACCAACACAACAGACAGTAGCACAGGGAGCACCATCATGGGCGCGATAACATCATTATGGCAGTTTATTATTGGCAAACCTTCAGATACAGTTATGCCAGATTATCTTAGCGGCAAACCTTCAGAGGTCGCTAAATCCGGTAAGGGGGACGCCGGAGCCGTAAAGTCCCCCACATTAGAAAATACTCCTAGATATTGTGTGGCAACCTTAAAGCTGGTTTCTCGCCCTAGAGGAGCCTCTATGTCTCACCTGATCAATAAGACAGGTAAGACCAAGGGATCTTTATCACAGGAGATTTCTACTTTGCGTAAGCATGGCCACAATGTTTTGAAATCTCGCAAGGATTCAAAATCTGAATATATTTATAAGGCAATGTAGTCATGTTGCTACGTCCATATCAGGAAGTTGCTGTAAGTGACGCATCTGATGCACTGGACAAGCACGGTAACACTTTAGTCGTTGCGCCAACTGGGGCTGGAAAGACAATTATGCTTTCTGCCTTGGTTGGCAAACGTCATAAGGGTTCACAGAATGTGCTTGTGCTACAGCATCGTGACGAACTTGTTTCACAGAATTCAAATAAATTTCATCTTGTGAATCCAGCTTTGAAGACCAGTGAAGTAAATGCTTCACAGAAAGATTGGTCAGGTGACGCTGTATTCGCAATGGTGCAGACTCTTTGCCGCGAGAAGAACTTGGACAATATGCCCAAAGTTGATCTTATTGTGGTTGACGAAGCGCACCATACTGTTGCGGATACATATCAACGTATCATTAACGCCGCAAAGAAGGCCAATGAGGGGGTTCAGATCGTTGGCTTTACCGCTACCCCCAACAGAGGCGATAAGAAGGGCTTACGGGACGTATTTACGAACTGTAGCCACCAAATAGAAATTTCCACGTTAATTCGTGAAGGGTTCCTTGTACCGCCAAAGACATTTGTAATTGATGTTGGGGTACAAGAGGAACTGCGTCAGGTACGCAAAACCGCATCTGACTTTGACATGGCAGATGTCGAAAAGATCATGAATCGCCACGCTATCAACAAGCGTGTTGTTGAGGAATGGATAGAAAAAGCCAGTGATCGTAAGACTATTGTATTTTGCTCTACCATCATTCACGCAGAAAATGTCTGTGAAGAGTTTGTTAGAAAAGGTGTTGTTGCTCGTGTTGTTACAGGCGATACACCAAAGATTATTCGTAAAAAAATTTTGGATGACTTGGCAACAGGTAACATACAAGTTGTAGTGAATGTGGCTGTGTTGACGGAAGGCTTTGACTCTCCACCTGTCTCCTGCATCGTGTTAACCAGACCTTGTAGTTATAAAGCAACGATGGTTCAGATGATTGGCCGTGGGTTACGCACTGTAAATCAGGATGAGTTTCCGGGCGTTGTTAAATCTGACTGTATTGTTATGGACTTTGGTACGTCTGTGTTGACACACGGCTCACTTGATGACGCTGTGGATCTTGATGGCGCTGGCGAAAGAGAGCCCGGAGAAGCGCCAACAAAAGATTGCCCTGATTGTGGTCAAGAGGTTCCGCTTGGTGTTCGTGAGTGTCCATTTTGCGGTCATATGTTTGAGTCTAATAGGGATCCTCTTGAAAACTTTGAGATGACCGAAGTGGATCTCATGGAACGGTCGCCATTCAAATGGATAGATTTGTTCGGGAGTGGAGCCTGTATGTCTGTGTCTGGATTTAATGGTTTCGCATTGGTCGCAGATGTCGGTGTTTGTGTAGCTATGGTAAAGAAAAACAAAGGTCAAATAAGAGTTATAAGTATAGGCACAAAGCGTCAGGTTATGGCCGCAGCAGATGATTTTATGCGTCAGAACGAGTCAGGAGATAGCGCTAAAAAAACAAAGCGTTGGCTTAATGATGCGCCAAGTCAAAAGCAACGTGATATGCTTGCTAGAAATGGGGTAGATGTTAGCCCAATTGACTTTTCATGGACTAAATACAGGGCGGCTTGTATGATGAATTATGTTTGGAACAAAAGAATAATTGATCAAACTGTTGATCAGATTATGTTAGAGGATATGGCATCGTGAGTAGGGGAGAAGTAAATTTTAGCATAATCTTTAAGGATAATGTTGGACTTGAATCATCTTACGTAATGATGTTTGAAGACCCTCTTGACCAAGATTCCATGCAAGAAGCTGTAGGCGATCTGCTGGCTTCCATAATATTTAAAAGTGGGAANGTGGATGACTTTATTCGNGCAGAAGTTCTTATAGATATAGAAGAACAAGAAGAATATTTCTGCGCTATTTATTTATCAGAAGGAGAAGATGAGTGGCTGATCAGGGAGACTCACTCTCTCGAACAAACAATCCATTAAAAGAAATAGGAGAATTGTTCGGGAATATAGGTTGGGACAAAAGTTTATCGGAGCTAAAGAAAGAAGAAGTATTAGCTATGGCTGTCATATTAAAAGAAATAGAAGGGTTAGAAGATGTCTGTACAGAAGAACGCCTTACAGAGCTTTTTATTAAATACAGAGGACTCGACAAAATCGAAGCCGAAGACATACCTTTCTAAGCTGTCTGATGAAATTATATCAGAGCTTGATGGCGGCATTATAACAAAGCAGAACAAGCAACCAAGACGTAAGTATCTTGGGGCTTCTTCCCTTGGTGATGAGTGCGCAAGAAAGCTTCAGTACAGATACATCGATATGCCTGTAGACAAAGAAAAAGAATTTTCAGCTAAAACATTACGAATATTCGGGCTCGGTCATACTATCGAAGATATGATGGTTATGTACTTCAGAGATGCTGGGTTTGATTTGCGTACAGACAAACAAGGCGAACAATTTGGTTTTGAAACTGCTGATGGCGAAGTGCGTGGTCATATTGATGGCGTAATATGTGATGGTCCAGTAGAAGCTCAGTACCCTATGCTGTGGGAATGTAAGTCAGCATCAGATAAGAAGTTCAAGGAATTTGTTCGTAAAGGTGTGGCGGAAGCTAATCCTGTGTATGCAGCACAGATTGCTTTGTATCAGGCGTACATGAATTTATCCGAAAATCCTTGTTGCTTTACTGTTCTAAACAAGAATACAAGCGAAATATATATAGAGCTTGTGCCATTCGATGGCGACTTGGCTCAAGCAATAAGTGACAAGGCTGTAAACATAATAAAAGCAACGAAAGCACAGGAAATGTTACCGCGCATAGCGCAGAACGATGATTTTTTTCTTTGTAAATGGTGTGAATTTCGTAATACTTGTTGGTCAAAATAAAAAGAGGGGTCTGCAAACCCCTCTCTTTGATCAACCCGGTTAAGGAAGGTACAATATAATGAGTGTCGTAAGGTTTGGCAATACTACATCTAGTAGGTCTGCCCATGATTTAGTTGAAGAGATTTCAACAAAAGTTCCCAGAACAGAACAGATCCGTATATTGCAGGATACATTTCCTGCTGGTCGCATTCATGGGAAAACGTTTTATATCGGGTCATTGCTTGGTGATCCGGGGCAATCTTTAAAGATTGATATTGACCCATCATCTCCGCACTTTATGCGAGGTCAGGATTTTAACGGCGGTGTTGGGATCGGGGGCATAGTTAAAATATTGATGGAAGCTCGTGGCATGAAAATGCCAGATATTAAAGATATGTTTTCTGATTATCTGGAAAACAGCGAACCACAAATTGTTCGTAATAATGCTCCTATCGAAAACCCAATTAGGCCGCAGTACAATTTAAATTCACCATATGATGCTGAATATATCTATACGAATGCTGATGGCGAAGTTCTTGTCTCCGTCCGTAGATATAACGTTAAAGATATATCTGGCAATCCTATGCTAAACACTAAGGGCAAGCCAAAGAAAGAGTTCCGTCCATTTGTTGATGGGGCTCCATACTCTAAGTTTCCAGACATACGCCCATTGTACAATATGCCTAATGTGCTGGCATCGGATCGGGTCATTTGGGTAGAAGGTGAGAAGTGTGCTGATGCTCTCAACCATGCAGGATATACCGCAACATGCACAATCGGTGGGGCTGGTGCGCTAACAAAGAAGACTGCGCCACAGTTTGATTTTTCAGCTTTGCAGGGCAAAGAAGTTATTTTATGGCCAGACAATGACCCATCGGGCAAGAAGCTGGCTGATCTTATACAGGATCTAACATTAGCGGCTGGTGCAAAGTCTGTAACAATGTTAACGCCACCCATGGGTAAACCAGAGGGCTGGGATTCGGCAGATGCTTTGAACGAAGGGTTCAACATCGAACAATTTGTTAACACTAAAGCCAAGCATACAAAAACCAACATAAATCTTCTTGATGATTCGTTTCTTGTATCTAGGTTTGCAGGAGCCGCACCCGAACAAAAGTTCTTGATTGATGGCACGTTCCCGTTAGGTGTGCCTATTTTGTTTGCCGCAGCAGGAGATGCTGGTAAGGGCATGATGACTCTTGATATGGGCATGAAGATCGCATCGGGAAAGCCTATGACTAACGCTTTTGGCGGCATGGTCAAAGAATTTGGTAACGTGGTTATCTTTACTGCTGAGGATGACGAAGCAGAAATGCACAGACGGGTTGAGAGGCTTGATCCATTTGAGGAGCGTAGAAATTACACGCACGATCTAAAGATTGTGTCCCTGCCTAATGTGGGCGGTGTGTTTGCCATTATGAATGAATCCGGTGGTGAGTTCGGGACTACTGAAGAGTTTGAAAAGATATACGAACAAATTGCACAGATGAATAATCTGAAGCTTATTATCTTTGATCCGTTGGCATCATTTGTACACGCAGATGTTAACGCTGACCCTGCGGCTGGTGCGGCTCTTACTGGCTTGTTAGCTCGTATGGCGACAGAAACAGGTGCATCTGTACTGGTTTGTCATCATATG